GTTACTAGTACAGGGGTGGACATATACTACATAACTATGGCACAGTTGCCGTACATACAATCATAGGAGAATAGTATGCCGTTTGATATTCCAGAATATTTAGACTTTGACGTAGCATTTGAGGACACACGTATGCCCGACAAGAAGTACGTCATCAATCAGACTACAGGTCAACCACTTGGTATCGTTGGTAAATCTTTCCAATGTGCATCGCATGGTGATTTCTTTCGTGGTGTAGTTGAGACAGCTACGGAGACGTTATCTAACGATGATCTTGATGGTGCTAGGTACAACTTCAAAACTGCACGTAATGGTGCGTGGGCTATGCTCGACATCACTTTGCCCAATGTCACTATGGACATCAGCACAGACAAGTTTGAAACTGAGATCGGTAATCGTATCATCAGTCTGCACGGTATTGATGGGTCATGCAGCAACCAAGTATTCTTTGGTGCAATTGATTTCTTTTGTACCAATGGTATGATCACAGGAGATCACGACAAAGTGCGCAAGAAGAACACATCCAACTTCTCTATGGAGAGCTTCATCTATGAGCTTAACCGTGCCCGTACAGACTTCTACCAGCAAGCACAACAGATGCAGGTGTGGGCACACACTGACCTCAAGTATGTAGACGTAAGCTCTTTGCTTGATGACATGCTGGGGTCTAAGCGTAAGTCAGAGAAGATGTACAGCTTGTACATGCAAGAGGCATCGACCCGTGGTCACAATAAGTTTGCACTGTATAGTGCTATGACTAACTATGCTACCTATGCAGATGAACGCAATGGGTTCAACCTCAAGAACACTGGCAACGACACACAGGCTATGTCTATGTGGTCACGTGAGCAAGAGGTGAGTAAGTGGGTCAGTGATGACAGGTTCCGTTTGTTGGAGGCTGCATAGTCTATGCCTAAACTACCACGCTACGTACAACAACGAGTGTCACCCTCTGGGGTGATCTCATACCGCTTCAACCCACCGCAGTCCCTTGTAGATGAAGGTGTCGTGCAACGTGAGGAGTACGGCAGTGACATGAAGGAAGTGCGCAAGATTGTGAAGGAACACAACGCAGCCATTGATGCGTGGAGGCATGAGCAGTCTCTTGTTATACAAGTAAAGCCTAACAGCAAGGTGACGGACTTGATAAACTTTTACTATCAGTCTAATGATTTCAACATGTTACGACCTAACACTAAAGTGGATTACAGATACTTCCTAACTGTCCTCCACCAAACAATGGGTACACGTAAGTATGAATTGGTTACACCAAAGATTGCCAAGGCTGCGTATGAGGAGTGGGTTAAGCGTGGCATCAGCTTTGCTAATCATGCCGCCACTTGTGCCAGTAGAGTGTACAACTATGCAATACAGATGGGGCATACCACACAGAATCCGTGGGCTAACATTAAGCGTAAGTCTACACCTCAACGTAAGGTAGTGTGGACACACGGTGACGTTATCAAGTTCCTTGATGTAGCCTACAGTGACTATGAGTACCGTAACCTTGGTCTCATTGTGCAGATGGCATACGAATGGTGCCAACGATTAGGTGACATGCGCAACCTCAAGTGGGAGAACATTAGTCTGTCTAAACAAGTACTTAACTTAGAACAGAGTAAGCGTAGGGCTGACGTAACACTGCCCATCTCTGATGACCTATGTTCAATGCTCAACGACCAACGTAATGACTTTGGTTTTCAAGAGTACGTAGCACCTCACCCACGCCCTGTACAGGGTACATATGTACCGTATGCAATGGAGAGGCTGTCAAAAGTAGGCCGCAGGGTCATGCGGTTAGCTGGTTTACCAGAGGAACTACGTCTTATGGACTTACGTAGAACAGGAGTAACACAGATGGTTGATGCAGGTGTACCACTACCCCAAGTTATGTCCGTAACAGGACATGCACATGTGTCTTCCGTGAAACCATATCTAAAAAATACGTACCACTCTGCAAATAGTGCATTGACACAGAGAAATGTAAGTGTACAATCGAGTGGTAGCGAGTAACACAGAAAGTGAATAGTACTTATGAATATAAATAACATTATAAGTGATCTATCATTAGTAAATGGTGAGACAAGACGTATGACTTGTCCATCATGTAATACTAAGAATACGTTCACCGTTACAAATAACATGGGTACTATCGTGTGGAATTGTTACAAGGCAAGTTGCTCTGTATCAGGTGGTACTCGTACTACACTAACTGCGGATGACATACGTAGATCGTTAGGTCATGTTGCAGAAGAGACACACGTATCAACATTCGTTAGACCCGATTCGTTTGTACGTGATTACAATAAAATTGCAGGTTTCTGTGAACAATGGGAACTTGATGCACAACAGTTAGGACTTATGTACGATGTGAAGGAACATCGTGTGGTGTTTCCTGTTGTACATGGTGGAGTTACTGTAGATGCTACGGGCAGATCACTTGGTAATCGTATACCCAAGTGGAAGCGGTATGGAAAAAGTGTATTGCCATACTGTTCTGGACGTGGTAAAACTGCGGTAGTCGTTGAGGATTGCATAAGTGCTGCCGTTGTAGGTGATGGTGGTGTATATGTTGGGGTAGCTGTGTTGGGTACGTCATTGTCCAATGGACATAAGGAGTACTTATCGCAATTCTCAACGGCGATAATAGCATTAGACCCCGATGCTTTACCCAAGACCCTACAGTTCGCAAAGGAACTACGGGGTTACGTAGACACCGTAAAGGTACTGCGACTTACAGACGATATTAAATACAGACAGCCAACCGACATGGCAAACCTTTCAGCACTAGGAGACTGACACACATGGAACTATCCCTTATCCGAAGCTTGATGGACAAGACTTTCTATGACGATCACCGTGGCGCACGTTGCCCCGACCGATTGTTCAGCAAGGATGTCCGTAAGATCAAGCAAGCAATCGACACAGCAATGGATCGTTACGAGCGTACCGTTACTCCGGCAGAGATTGAGGCTCTGTTCATGGCGAACAACCCTACCCTCACAACTGCACAGAAACAGGCGTACAGCCATCTGTTCCAGCAAGTGAGTAAGGAGCAACCTATGGGCAGTGACGTAGCACAGGAGGTGCTATCCAAACTGTTCCAACAGGTAGTAGGTGAAGACATTGCCAACCTTGGCTTCGACTATGTAAATGGTAGCAAGTCCAGCCTTGACCCACTACGTCAGATGCTTGAGCAGTACGGTGATGACTTCACCCCTAACCTCAAGGTTGAGTGGGAGGACATTGACTTAGACACGATCATTGCAATGACTGACCTTGAGTCACAGTGGACATTCAACATCCCTACGTTGACACGTAAGGTTGAGGGCATCAATGCTGGTCACCTCATTGAGGTAGGTGCACGTCCAAATACAGGTAAGACATCCTTCCATGCCTCACTTGTAGCTGGGCCTAATGGCTTTGCATGGCAGGGTGCCAAGGTGGTTGTACTGTGTAACGAGGAAGGCTACCACCGTGTAGCTCACCGCTACATTACAGCCGCTACAGGTATGGATAAGCACGAGATCGTTAAGAACAAGACACAGGCTATGGCAATCTTTGCCAAGATACGTGACAAGATCATGTTCAAAGATGCAACAGGACGTGACATGAACTGGGTTGAGTCAGTGTGTAAGTCTTACAAACCTGATGTAGTTATACTGGACATGGGTGACAAGTTTGCACGTACTGCTGGGTTCTCACGTCCCGATGAAGCACTCAAGGCTAATGCCATTCATGCCAGACAGATTGCCAAGCAACAAGACTGTGCAGTATTCTACATGTCTCAGCTATCGGCAGAGGCAGAAGGTAAGGTTGTACTCAATCAGGCTATGATGGAGGGGTCACGTACAGGTAAAGCTGCTGAGGCAGACTTGATGATCATGATTTCCAAGAACCCTACGGTTGAGGGCCAAGAGGAAGAAGACAACCAGCGTCACATCAACGTAGTTAAGAACAAGTTGTCCGGCTGGCACGGTATTGTACACACCGACTTGGAGTACAAGATTGCACGGTACGTATCATGATTGACATCTCAACTCTGATAGAGATTGGTTTCATAGTATGTATAGGCTTCATACTTTGGGATCAGCATAAGCAACGAGAGAATATGGCTACGTTTCAGGTGGCACTATTGGAAATGATAGATAAGCACAATCAACTTGCAGATGTAGTAGTTGAAATTGACGAGGCGCTTGAGGAAGTAGAGGAGGCGATACAGTGATTACACAAGAGGACATAGATGCCTTCCGTGATATGACGGAAGATGGAGCACAAGATGGTTACGTATACGTAATTACAAACAAGGCTTGGCCTGAGTGGGTCAAGATAGGCAGAGCCATTGATGCAAACGATAGGTTGCGTAGCTATCAAACCAACTCACCACTGCGTGATTACTGGATTGTGTACTCTCAATACTTTGATGATGTAAATGCAGCTGAACGCAAGGCACACTTGATTGCTGCACGAATGACAGGTAAACCGTGGAACAAAGTTGATAACGGTGAATGGTTCAGACTATCGGAGCAACAGGCTAGAGAAGTATTGAAGGAGGTGACAGGTGACTAATACAGTATGGATATTATTGTGGCTTGTCTTAGTACCAGAGAACGGTATTAGGTACTACCACTTAGGTACGTATGACAATGAGACCTTATGTAAGTCTGGTCTGAGAGATGCAGCAGTTATGGTCAACGATAAGAATGAAACAGTGGAATGTATTGGAGTACAGGTAGATGATTAAAGCGACATACATAAACCACATGGGTAATGACCTGACCGTAGCTAACGCTGCACGAGTGTCATTTGGTAAGACATCTGAGATGGAGGATGACCCTTGGGGTCCACCAAAGCTCAAGGCTAAGGATGATAAGCTGATCCGATACCTAGCCAAGCACAAACACATCAGTCCATTCGGACATTGCTTTGCAAGCTTTCACGTCAAGGCTCCAATCTTTGTAGCACGGCAGCTAGTCAAGCATAAGTTCCTACGTTGGAATGAGATCAGCCGTAGGTATGTAGATGATGAACCAGAGTTCTATGTACCTGATCAGTGGCGTGGGCGCAGTAAAGACAAGAAGCAGGGTAGTGAGGGCACTGTTCAGACGTTTGTGTCTGATTGGGACACGTACAACCACTCACTTAAAATTTACAAGGACTTACTAAAAGATGGTGTATGTCCTGAACAAGCCCGTATGGTGCTGCCACAGTCA